CGGTTACGTTTATGATACTTTATGGTTGCCACATGATGCACAAAACCGAACCATCGGATCAAACGGACGGTCCATCGAGGAAATTGTCAGAGCTGCAGGATTTAAAACAAAAATCATCCCTAGAACTCCTATCGCAGACTCTATTAATGCAGCAAGAACTATATTCAGAAACTGCTATTTTGACCGAGATAATTGCTATGATGGACTCCAATGTCTCAGGCATTACAAATACGAAGTAGACCCAGATACAAAGCAATTCAGCAGAAACCCTTTGCACGACCAGTATTCGCATGGTGCTGATGCGTTTAGGTACATTGGTCTTGGAGTACAGGAAACTAGACCAAAACGTGCAAAACAAGTAAACTATGCACCACCACAATCATGGATGGCACTATAAATGGCATACGACTCAAACACAGACGATTACGATCCAATAATTGAGGAAGCTAAACAGTTCCTGAAGTTTGCCAATGATGCGGACACAATGAACAGGCAAGAAGCGCTTGAGGATTTAAAATTTGCATCTGGCGGGGATCAATGGCCAGTAGACCTCCAAAACAGTAGAAATCTTGAATCTCGTCCAGTTCTTACCATTAATAAGCTCGATGGCTATTGTCGTCAAGTTACAAATCAGCAACGTCAACAACGTCCGAGAATCAAGGTACATGCGACTAATACGCAGGAAGATGCTGCGGAAGCTAAGGTCGTTCAGGGCATGATTCGACATATTGAAGTCAACTCCAATGCTGATAACGCTTACGATAACGCTTATAACTACGCAGTTCGCATGGGTTGGGGTTACTGGCGTGTGGATCATAGATATGTGCGTGAGGACTCATTCGATCAGGAAATATTTATTGATCCGATTGACAATCCATTTACAGTCTATTTAGACCCAAACAGTATTGCGGTCGATGGCTCAGACCAAGAGCGTTGTTTAATAACTACAATGATGCCTAAGACTACATTCAGGGAGCTGTATCCCGATGTGGATGAAACATCTTTCTTAAGTCGTGGAACTGGAGATACGCAAAGCGAATGGATTACCAAAGAAGACATAAGAGTAGCAGAGTATTGGTACACAGTCAGAGAACCCGCAACTCTATATCAGCTCTCCGATGGTTCTACACGATTTGCAGAAGGTAAAGACTTCTTTGACAGAATTGAACGTGCTGGGCTATTTGTTGTTAACGAGCGTAAATCTATTAAGCGCACGATTAAATGGAAAAAGCTAACAGCTACTGCGGTGCTAGAGGAGCGTGATTGGCCTGGTTATTACATCCCAATTGTTCCAGTTTACGGACGGCACGTTGTAATCGGGGACAAGCGCAAGAAGTTTGGAATGGTTCGTCATGCCAAAGATGCGCAAAGAATGTACAACTTCTGGGTAACATCACTTACAGAATCTGTAGCACTTGCACCTAAAGCCAAGTGGATCATGGCTGAAGGACAGGACGAAGGACACGAGTTAGATTGGGCTGCAGCAAACATCAAGTCGATGGCGACATTGCGTTATAAGCAGACCGATATTGATGGTAACCCAGCGCCTCCTCCACAAAGACTTCAACCAGAACCGCCTCCAGCTGGAGTGATGGCTGCAGCGCAAGAGATCAATAGCGACATGGCAACGATCATCGGAATATATGATCCAAGCCAACAACTGCCAGGTAATATGTCTGGTAAAGCGCTGAATGGTCAGCAAATGCAAGTTGATTTGACTAACTTTGACTTGTACGATAACTTGACTAAATCTATTGCGTACACAGGCAAGATTATCCTAGACTTAATTCCTAAGATTTACGATACCGAGCGCATTATGCGTATTATTGGTGATGATGGTAAACCTGATCTACTCACAATTAACGAGCGCACAGCAGTTGGCAAGGTCAAAAATGATGTAACTGTTGGTCAATATGACGTGGTGATGGAAACTGGCCCAGGTTACAACTCCAAGCGCCAAGAAGCGGTTGATGCCATGATGCCATTATTGCAAGGCAACGAGCAACTATTTAATGCTGCTGCCGATCTGGTTTTTAGGAATATGGATTTCCCTGGCGCAGAAACAATTGCAGACAGACTTGCAGCGCTTAACCCAATGGCGCAGATTGACGAACATTCAGACATACCGCCTGAAGTGCAAATCAAGCTCAAGGCAGCGCAAGGCCAAGTTCAACAGATGCAACAACAGATGCAGGCTATGCAGTTGGCTATGAAACAGCGCTCAGATATAGAAGGCGTTAAGCAACAGGCAGAAACACAAAGAGAATTGATGCGCCAGACTGCAAAAGCGCACAATACAGAATTAATGGCTCAAGCAAGGGTTCATGATGTCAATACTAAGGCGATTACGTCGCAAAACAGAAGTGAAATTGAAGCGATTTCAGATTTACTTTTGCACCACATGGACACGGCAAGATTAGAGCGTGAGATACAAATGCGAAATCGTGAACAGTATCAGGCTATTGCCGAGGCTGACCGATCCATCATGCCAAATATTCAACAATAATTGACAGTATAATTACTTTCAGTTATATTGACTAAACCTTACCTGTGAGGTACACAGGGCAAATTCTTAGGGAATACCTATGTCTAGTGAAAGAGAAGCAAGTAATGTACTTACTAGCGAAAATTCGGGCGAGTTTTATGCTAATAAACTTGGTTTAGCTACGGAAGCTCCTGTCGAGGCGGTTGAAACCGAGCCGACAGTTGAGGATACTCCGCAGAGTGAGCCAGTTGCAGACGAACCCAAACCAGTAGAGGAAGGCGAAAAGAAGCCGAATCCGAAACTTGAAAAGCGTTTTTCTGAATTAACAAAGCAACGTGAGATGGCTCGGCAGGAAGCTGACCGAGAGCGCCAAAGAGCTGCGGATTTAGAGGCACGTTTAGAGGCACTTGAAAGAGGTTCTAAGCCTGTAAAACAGGATGAGACTAATAAAGAGCCACAGCCGAGTGACTTTACTGATGCGTTTGAATATGCAAAAGCATTGGCAGAGTATTCGACTGCTAAAGCACTTGAAAACAGGGATAAACAGGAAGCTGAACGCAAAGCTAACGAAGAGCGCCAGAAAGTTATGACCTCTTGGCAAACAAAGTTAGAAGCAGCGAAAAGCGAACTGCCTGACTACGAAGACATGATTGCATCTAGCGATGTGGTTGTATCAGATCAAGTCAGGGATGCTATTTTAGAGAGCGATGTAGGGCCAAAAATTCTTTACCATCTGGCAGAGAATCCCGAAGTTGCAACCAAGATTAGCGGATTATCTTTAACAAGTGCTTTAAGAGAGATTGGGAAATTAGAGGCTAGGTTTGAAAAAACCGCAGAAGCGCCTAAGCCTGCTGTAAGAAAAAGCAATGCACCAGCGCCTATCAATCCAATCCGAGGCGGTTCTAATGTTGATGTACCTATGACTGCCGATGGGGAGTTTACAGGATCAATACAGCAATGGAAAGAAATGCGTAAGGCTGGAAAGATTAGGTAAAACATTTTTTAAATAAAAGGAAATCAAATGGCAAATAATCTGCTAACGATATCCAAGATCACTAACGAAGCGTTAATGGTTTTGGAAAACGAACTCACATTTTCAAGCGAAGTAAATCGCAACTACGACGATCAATTTGCAGTGGTATAAACGCCTGCCTCTGTTTTTACTGTGAATTTTGCATTGAGGTGGCAAAATTGGTAACACAGTAAACGTCCGTAAAAGATCAGGTATGCGGACGAAAAAGTTTCTCTGATTGACTTGGAAGCCTTGAGGAAGGCGACAAGGGGGAAGTCGAAAGACACCCTGAACGACTAAGTGAGAAACCCCGAAAGGGATGCGATAGTCTGAACAGCGATATAACCTAAAAAAAGTCGCTGAGTTTGAGCCGAAGAGCTTGAACCGCCATGAAAATGGTCAGTAACCGAAAGGTGAAAGTAACAGAATGAGACCTGGACGTTTTATTGGTGCGGTAGGCCCAGCGCTTTCCGTAGAAGACTTTAACGAGACTTCATTGCCAGTAACATTGTCAACACAATTTCAAGTGGCAACTCAGTTTACCACTCAGGATTTGGCATTATCCCTTGACATGTTTTCGGATCGAGTTCTCAAACCCGCGGTGGCAACTATTGCAAATCGTATAGACCGAGACGGACTTGCAATGGCTGCTCTTCAAACAGCAAACATTGTTGGAACTGCTGGTACACCTCCAACAGGATTAATCACCTACTTAACAGCTGGTGCTTATCTTGATGCTGAAGGCGCACCTAGAGATGGTCGTCGTGCTTGTATCGTAGAACCCTTTACATCTGCAACAATCGTTGACAGCTTAAAAGGTTTGTTCATGCCACAAGAAGCGATTGCGGAGCAATACAGGAAAGGTTTGATGGGTCGTGATTCAGCTGGTACAAACTGGAAACTTGATCAAAACGTGGTTTCACAGACTTTCGGTTCATACTCTGGTAACACATTGTCTGCTGACACAACTGCACAAGTTGGTTATCTTTCAAGTGGTTGGTCACAGTATTCTACAATCCAGATCAAAGCATCTTCAGCTTCTACATTGAACGCTGGTGACGTTATTCAGATCGCTGGTTTGTATGCTACTAACCCACAAAACCGCCAGGCTTATGGTTCAGGCAAGTTGCGTAATTTTGTAATTCAAAGCACCACAACTGTTGGTACTTCAGCTACAAGCATTACTGTTTCTCCTGCGATTATTACTGGTGGTCAGTTCCAGAACACAGCAATCATTGGTACAACATCTACAACAGCAGTTGTTACACCATTCAACAACACAGGTACATTATCACCACAAAACATGCTCTTCCATCGTGATGCCTTTACTCTTGCCGTAAATGACTGCGGCTACTTACAAGCAGCGTAAGTAGAAAACCGTCCCTGATTGACTTGGAGTGCCTGAAGAGGTTAACAAGGGCCAAGCAGACCGAAAGGTCGTGCAGGCTGAACGACTAAGTGGGATGGCAGCGAAAGCTGATGCGATAGTCTGAACTCTGCTATAACTGAACTGAAGGCAGAGAGGAGAATCCGAAGAGTTTCTCCCGCCACCAAAAGTGGTCAGTAGGCGGAAGCCGAAAGTAACAGAAATGAGCCGATTTAGAGCTTCCAGAAGGAGTGCATTTTGCCGGTAGAGCTAGTGATAAAGAAGTTGGACTCTCAATCCGGGTGGTCCGCCAATATACCATTAATAACGATAGTATTCCAACACGTTTGGATGTGCTGTATGGATGGGCGCCTCTGTATCAAGAACTTGCCTGCAGAATCGCATCTTAATCAACTTATTTAAAGGAAACACAAATGAGTAATCCAGGCCCAGCAACCACAGTATCGGCACACCCAAGTAATGTCACAACAAACCAAACATTGCGTTTGTTAGGCGTTTCTAAAGGTGTTAACCTGAACGCTGTAGGTTTTACACCAGTACCAGTAGTTAACTCTACAACGTACTTGCCACAGACTATGTTAGTTACCAACGTCAACAATGCAGGTTCTGCAGTTGCTTTGTCTACTACCACAAACTTGGCAATTACAACAACAAACGTAGGTTCACCATCTAGTTTGTTCCCAGCTTTGACAACAACACAAATTGCTGCTTTGGCAACTGCACCTTTAGGTGTATCTTTGTCAACTGCATCTGCTAACACACCAGCATTACAAGGTCAAACTTTGTACGTTGATGTGACTGCAGCTGCTGGTGCTACAGGCACAGGCGATGTGTATGTTTACGGCTATGACTTTAGCTAATCCAAGCTAAATAAATGAGAAAGGCTATCCTCAAAAGGGGTAGCTTTTTCTCTTTTTAGACTATAATTCATTATAATTTTTCAAAGGAAAAATCATGCCATCTACCACAATTGCTCGTGGAAATGCTTTAAGCACTTTCTACATTGCACCATCCCTTACTCCTGCCCAAGTCGCTGCAAGTACAACAGCAGTTCAGACTTTTACAGTTCCAGGCTTGTTAACAACTGATTACATCCAACCAGGTGGTTACATTGCTAACCAAACTGCTGGTATTTTCATTGCTGAAACAGATTGTTTGACCAATAACGTATTGACTGTTCAGTTTGGCAACTGTAGTACATCTCCTGCAACTCCTGCATCTGGTGTATATGAGTTTCAAATCGTTCGTTACGATGGCCTAGCTCCTGCAACAGCAGTCTAATCATGGCAAATACAAGCGTTTTTAGGCCAGTTGGCCCATCATACGTTGTAGCTGTATCGACAACCGCATCAACTGCTTTGACTGTTACCCCAGCGGGTAACGATCAGATCAATTATTGCGGTTTTCTTAACACTTCAGCCAACCCGATTGCACTTACGATCACAGAAGCTAACGCTCTGAACTCGGTCACAGCTCCTGCAGCGGTATTCCCGACCAATGGAACTCCTACTAACACAGTAATACTCGGCATTTCCATGTCAACACCAATGGTAATTGCAGTTCCGTCTAACGGATTTTCTGTGAGCGCTATTACTGCGACATCGACTGCTAATCTGTATATTACTCCTATGGCAGATCAATCATGACCAATCAAGTAGCCAATACAAATACTCCAAATACTGTATTTTTGAGCACTTACGCTACTCAACCAGTTATTGCAAGTGGTTTTGGTACTTCACCGACTTTAAAAGGTGTAAGCCCAAACTGTTTTGCGGTTACTGTAGGTA